TCTGCATAAATAGCTTCTCTAATATTAGCACCGATAGCCAACCAATTTTCGTACAACGAGTTTGCATACGTTTCCCACTCAGTCATGCAGTAGTTCATGGACGGGTCGTCCTTACTCATTGCACGGATCGGATGGCCGAAACTAATTCTGACCTCGCCCCCAAGCATCTTGCGAAACCGCATCAAGGCGGGAGTGATGTCTTCACGCCCCTTACCTACCGTTGCTTGGAAGAGCGTACGGTCTCCAAGCTGTTCCATCAAGTACTTGAGTTCTGGCCCTTTGAGAAGGAGAAGGTCGTACCCTCGTTCATCGGGGAATCCATCACAACTTACGTTGCATTGGAAGTTATGCGCCTTCATGAAATCGACTTTATCCTCAGTGAGGAGAGTCCCGTTAGTCATTGCTGCGAAACGCACACCAGGATAGAGCTCCTCAAAACGAGGGATCATCTCCACGATGGTTTTCCAGAAAACTAAAGGTTCTCCACCCCAGAAAGTGATAGAGCGGATGCCCGTCAGATTACGAGCCTTCAGCTTCTCAAAGAACTCAGGAATCATCTTCGGACTGCCAACCACTTTGTTATGGCTATTGTGATGGCCTTTCTGGTAGCAGTACGAACAATTCAGGTTGCAATTAAACCCAAGGAAAATAGACAGAGAAATAATCCCACCAGGGGGAGTCCTCACATTCTCTCGGGTTTTCGGGTTTCGGCGAATCCCATAACAATCGGTAATTGCATGAGAGTTCGTCCCGTACGTCCAAGTCTGCTCTTCACCTCTATAGAGCACTTTAACGTCATATAACATTATTCACTACCTTCACAGCAGTCGTCGCAGTGGTTGTCGCAGGAGCAGTAAGAATCGCAGGAGCAGTGGTAATCACACTGTTTGCTAAGATGCGCCCAGTTCGGGTCTTTACTAACCAAGTCCAGACGAACAAACGTATGCGGTACGGAAACATAAGACACCCCAGTAATGGTGTCCGTGAATCGAACTCGAACCCACGTGGTAGGCTTCTGCCACCAGTTGTCGTCCCCTCGATACCACTTGTCGCCACGGCGAGTCCACCCTAAGGCCTTAATCTTCCCAGTAATAATGCGCGTGTTTTCGCCGTATACCGTGGCTACTTTCGAGTAGTCATTCACGTTCAAGAAGTGCACATCGCCAAAGCGATCAGCCTCACTGAACCACTCAAACCCGTTGACTTTGCCAGAGCCACCGATAACTCGGAAACTAACCGTTGCGGTGAAGTTCGGGTCTTCGTCTCGTTTGCGGATGCGCCCAGCATGATTTCTATCGAACGTGGTGACCCCACTACCAACAACTTCCGTAGTTACAAACGCTTCAGTGTTGAGGAGCTTTCGCCCAATATCTTCGTTCCCAATGAAGAACCCAGAGTTGAACGTAGTTACCGCTCGTTGGTACTGCTGGCCAACATCCATGCCGTCAGATGTGAAAATGCCGAAGTTCTGGTCTCCGCCAGTTCCTCGGTAGAACACAGAGCTGAAGCTTCTTCCATCAGCACAGAAATACTCATTAAGCTCGACTAATGCCACTGGTTAGCTCCTTGCGCTTGGCTTCAAGCTCTTTAATCTCGTACTCCAGCAGGGCTTTCTGAATCATAGCCTCAACAACTTTGAGGCGAGCTTCGACTTCAGCCGTTGCACAGTCTTGACGAGAGACAGGAAGCGCTCGCAACAACGCGATGACGATAGGATTTCCATAGTCTTCAGCCACTACATGCGCATAGTACGGGACGGTCGATTCCTTCTGCGTGTTCTTATCATGGATGTACCACAGGGCTTTCTGCATATCCTGCAAGTAGTTCCCCTTGAAAGGTGCACGCAAAATGTACTTCACAGCGTTCCCTACCGTGAAGTCTAAGTAGCGAGTAAGCTCAATAACTTCACGCTTGTAGGCGCAGTAGTGTGCTGGATGGTTTACTGGATCGTGTTCCATATTAACTCCTCATTTTGTATACGATTTATATACGTTAAAACCTAGCACCAGTATACCAGATTACTGCTTTTTAAGCTCTACTAATGCGTCATGAGTTATTCCATGCGTGAGTAGAAGTCCTTCACCTTCTGCAACCAGCCCTGCACCTTCTGAGAGTAGCTGTGAGCATCGGGCAAGTGCTTCTGCGTTAGGCTCTGTGGGACTTGCGGCAAGCTTGGCTTGGAGCTTGGCGTTTGCGTTGCGCAACCGCTCAATATCTGCGACCCGAGCGCGAGCAAGAGAATTGGCACGAGCAAGTTGGTCTTGTAATGTATCCACGATTTTCGCATATTTTATCTGAATCTCCCTGTGACCACGAACCTCTTCCTGAAGCATCTTTACATGGGTTTCGGCTTGCTCAAGCTTCACCGCGTTTATACGTAGAATCGCCCCCACAATGATCACCGCAATCACGCCTAAACCTAAGTATGAGACGCCCTCAGATCTTACGACTTTACTAATTAAATTCAGTACAAATTTCATTTCTCTCCCCTAAAAAGCTCTCGCTCTGCACGTCTGCGAGCAAGAAGGCCAGGGACAGACTTCCCCTCAGAAAAATGCCATCTGAGGAACTCGTTCCCTGCAAACTCATAATCTCCACGGTTTAAACATCGGCGCAAGGTAGACGTGCGAAAGGCTGTCGCCCCTAGGTTGAACACAAAGGACATCAGAGCAATGAACTGACCCTCTGTAATGTCCACGGAGACAAGCTTCTTCGTCTCCTTAAACATTTTCTGGAGATCCTCTTCAAGGAACTTCTCAGCCTCGAACTTGGAGATTTTCATCCCCTTGGTTACGTGCACCGTGTGACCATAGCCAATAGTCCAAACACCAGCAGAACATTTGTAGGACTCGAGCTCACAGCCCTCCCACTCCTTAATGAAGTCCTTGGCAACATTAGGATCATACTCATCGAACTTCATCTTCGTTTTTCTCCAGACTTTTTTCATCAACCTCGACTTTTTTAAGCACGAGGATTTCAAAAAGTTTCATCGCACGTGTGCCCATCCAGCCAGCCAAACCACATAACGCCCCTGACAAATCGGGCGGTGCGCCCCAGTGATGGAGAAGCTGGTAGGCAATCACGCCAGCTACGGACGAAGCGGCGGTGTGAAGGACAAACTCCGTCCATCGGAAAACATGCCCCTCTTGCACTTTGAGCAAGTACGACAATGTCCCACATACCCCTGCCCACAGCACACACGCTCCAAAAACATGGAACTCTTTTAACTCTTGGGGTTCAATCATACTTTCTCACTAATAAAATCAATCCTTTGCAAGTGAAGCCTGCAGGTCTTTTGTACACAGAGACGGTTAAACCACTGTGAAAGACGTTAGTTCGAAGACTGTGAAAAATAGATGAAAATCGCTCTTCAACCCAACGAATGGGCAGTCTGGGTCGTAACTTACGTAGAATACTTTGCCACCTGAAGTCCCGTTCTCCCTTTCGAAAAAGCCTACTTCTTTTGTTTCTAGACAGGCTACCCATATTTTAGGTCCTACGTCCTCCGCCTCAAAACCAACCCCATCCGGAGAACCCATGCCTTTAATAGACTGTTCATGGTTAGTTCCTTGCACTCTCCCAAACCATGAGAATTCAAAAAGCTCTCCTCGAATGCTAACGTCCACCGCCACAAATTGATTCCGAGGTATTGGACGATTTTTAGGGTAAGCGTTCCCGCCCTTCATAAGCATCATGCCTTGATTAAGCATTTCCTTCTCCTCGAAACTCTGGAGGTAACTGAGTTCTCTTCTTTTCAGACAAATATGCTTGGTAGCAGTGATCCTTCTGCCAGAAGAACAGATGATCAATAAGCCACCGCCAAACGTTAGTTTTCCCACGTGCGTGCATGCGCCAAGCGTGTGAAGAAAGCGACTCGTCGGCGTAACCACCGATTAAGGTGTTTGCCAGTTGGTCAATGGCTAAAAGAACTTGAATAGCATCAGGATGCTTCATTCATTACTCCTCATAAGGCTTCGTCCAAAGAGTGGCTTGCTGAAGCATTGCCTTAGTGAGGGCTTCTTCAAGCTGTTTCTTGGTTACCTCAACAACAGTGTTATCAGCTAAGACCCAAGCAGTCTTCTCTAGGTTATTCAACTCCGCTACTTTCAAAGCACGAGCCATACGCCCTTGAGCAACTTCATCCCCATCAAACTTCATGCCATCCACCTCAACGATGATGGCGTTCACCGCACGAGAGCGGGCAAGCTTTCGCACGGACAAGCGTTCTTCTTCGCTCAACTCAGGATCAGGCAAGTTGACAATTTCCACGCCAAGAAGAGTGCAGATTTCTTGCTCATTCTCTTCCGTGAGGTAGGGAAAACTCACATTAGGAAGAGCATCACGTAGCGCCCACTCGGAGGAATAATCTTTGTCGTTAAATCGGTAAATTTTCATATGGTTATCCCTGTGTATTAATGAATGCTGAGGTATACGTCCAATCTCCAGAGAATCGAGCCACCACAATTAAGGCCTTACTCGGATTGCCGTAAGTGGGTGGATTTCCTCCAGACCAAGTGCAGTTCTGCCATGTGATTGTGGCATTTCCCGTTGTCCAGAAATGGATTACTTTGGTTCCAACCCGACCCTCCACAGGCTTAGTAAATTTAACGGTTACATTCCCCGAGATATTCACTGACAAATCATCGGGAGAATTGATATCAATTGTTAGAGTGCCCCCGTTTTGGGCTCTGTGTTCTTGCCGAGAGTACCCCTTGAGTACACCACGATCCCCTTCTTTTCGTACATAGTTATTCAAGTCCGAGCTATTGGCCTTAGAGTTAAGCGCTGACTTGTCCGCCTTCTTATTAAGCGCGCCAAGTACCTCATTAACGTCCCCTTTAGACGCTAAAGAACTAAGCTGTTCCTTCTTCGCATAGGAGATTAAGTCCGAGGTGCGAGCATAAACCGACAAGTCCCCAGTCTTCGCATAAGGCTGAAGTGTTGTGGTAAGCGAGGAACTCGTTACGTAACTACCAAGCTTCTTGTCCACGTCTACTGTCTTGGCATAATCACCCAGCGAGGTCTTAATCGCAGAATCCTCAGCTTTGAGCGTTGCAAGAGCCGTGTTGAACTTCTCATGGTCTGCGTCATTCGCCACTTTGTCAGCTTTAGTTGCAACTTCCGTCTTAGTGGCATAGTCGCTCAACTCAGTCTTGGTTGCCAGCGTTGCAACCTTCTCTTCAAGCTCCTTGTCCTTTCTATCCAAGCGCCCTATGTTGCCTGTCAAGGACGCGACATTCTTTTGGTCCGCCTTGTTGGACAACTCAGCCTTAGTCGCAAACGTTGCAACGCTTATTTCCTTAAGGCTATTAACGCTCTGCGCTACATTCTCTGTTGTGGAGTACTTGGCTAACGCTTCCGTGAGCTTCGCATCGTTCACAAGGTCAGTCGGGAGCTTCATGTTAAGCTCACTCTTCTGGGCTTCCGTAAGGTCTTCAAAGCGTAAGGGATCACCCTTCTCACCTTTTTCCCCTTCCTTGCCTCGTTCCCCTCGTGGACCTCGCAAACCTTCCAACTGCTCAGATGTGAACATGTCGTAAGTAAACGGTGCGCCTGTGTCGCCCTTGACTCCACGAGGACCTTCTACCCCTCGTTCGCCTCGTTCGCCTCGCTCGCCACGCTCTCCGCGTTCGCCTCGTTCACCACGACGACCATAAGGACCACGTAAGGCTTCGAGCTGTTCGGATGTGAACATGTCGTAAGTAAACGGCGCACCAGTGTCACCTTTGAAGCCACGAGGACCACGTAAGGCTTCGAGCTGTTCAGACGTGAAGTCGGCGTAAGTGAAAGGGGCTCCCTTCTCGCCTTGTTCCCCACGCTCTCCACGCTGACCGCGTAACTTCTCAAGCTGTTCTGGCGTAAAGTCTGCGTACGTAAACGGCTTACCGCGCTCGCCCTGCTTCCCAGTTTCGCCTACAGGACCGGGTAAACCCTGTGGACCACGTAAGCCTCGAACGCCTTCTGGACCACGTTCGCCGTCTTCACCCTTTTCACCCTTGTCCCCTTTCGGGCCTTTCGGACCTTGGATGCCAGGAATGTGGACAACTTCCACACCCCCAAAAATATGATCGTTGTAATCACTCATCGAGTTACTCCTGGCTTAAAGGCCACATCCCCATCCAAAATACGGTACACAAGCCCACCTGGAGACGTAACCAACAAATCGTAAGCTGCCTTATTAAACGTATAGTCCTTCGTTACACTAGCTGGGAAGTGCATGCGGATCATCCCACCTTCAATCGTGAGGCGATTGTTCTCGGTCGTCAGCGTGTCGTACACGCGGCTAGCTCCCGCATACGGGCGGATTTCCATCTTGGCCGTGTAGTCCGTAAGGTCAACTTCCTGCATGGCATCCTTCACAAGAAACCCAAACGTAGTGTCAGATCCTTTATCCACCACTGGATTAAACCCCACGGGGCGGATATTTAGTCGGCGTTCTTCTGCCATTTAAGCTCTCCCAGACGCGTTGATACGCGCAATAATTTCGTTAATCTTGGTGCAGATCTCCTGCAAACTCTCATCGCCTCTAAGACCCTTCAGCTCAGAAATCCCAGCACGAGCACCTGTCATCATCTCGATACTCTGCTTTACAGGCTCTAAAGCCTTGGCAATCTGAGGCGGAAGCCCAGACGTAACGATTGACGGTTTTCTACCTTCTCTCATAGTTATCCTTGGATCGCGGAAGCAAGCTCTCGCATTGTGGTTGCCATGGCAAACGTTCGCACGTCAAGAGATCCATTGAACTGGACTTCCCAAGCAAACGCCTTCACAGCTGGAATACGTACCGCGTCAAACGAGGTAAACGTCTTGGAATAAACAGGTACGCCGTCTGCAAACAACGTAACCGTTGCGCTTCGGTACTCTGCCAACGAGGGGATCGGCTCTAACATCGAACCGTTAATATCGTGCGTATTGACCGCACAGGAGTTCAATTCCCCCTCAATTGAGGTTTCCCAGTGCTTAGCAATAAGCTCATTGTTACGGCCAGAAATGCTGGTAGTCTCTCTGCGCCAGTCGTCAATGTAGGCGTTCACACCATAGTC